GCCGGATTCATTGGGGAAAATGCGTGGTTTAGACGGTGTCAGGATTCAAAGTAGACAGCGTCTAAATTGGGAAGACAGGCCTTGCGAAAGACTACCTTGGATTGCAAGGTACTAGACATGACAAGTGAGCAGTGGACGAAAGCGAAAAGCCTGTATCTGGCGGGGAAGACATGGAAAGCGATTTCAAGCGACTTGGGATTGAATCAATCAACTCTGCTTTCCAAAGCGTCACGGGAAGGATTGCCCAAGGTGAGGAAGGAGATGCGGAACACTGTTTCCTCTAAAGAAAATGTATCTTTAGAAAGCCTGTCCGCCCTAGTCCGTTCGAAACTGGCAGCTGATGCCGCTTCTACACTCGAACGCATAGACAGCTATTCGTTGGACGGAATCAAAGATGAATCCACACGGGAGCAGATACTCGGTTCCGTTGCCAAGCGGTCGGCGCTTGTGTTTGGGTGGAGCGAACAAGGCGAAGCGGCCAGCGTCTCAATCAACTTACTCGGTTCAATGCCGGATAGAATGCCGGTTGAAGTTGTCGTGAGTGAACCGTCGGAGAAGTGAATATAACAGTGATTGTGCAGCATTAGGCGTCTAATAGATTGGATTAGATTAGCTAATGATAGAAAAAGGATGCTTTTTTCTGTGGAATGGCACAGTTTTTGAGTGGAGGCCTGGCACCCCCTTTGCGGGTGGGCTTCGTTTACGATACCCCCTCAAAAATTTTCCACCTTTTTGACCATGCTAAATAAAATCAAAATTGGTCAAACTGTATCTTTAACCACCGCTGAGAGGAAGTTGGCCCACTTCGTTGCTAGGAATCGAAACGGCAACAACCGTCATTTCAACAAGGCGAACTTAAAGATCAGCTCAGAGGATGCTGCGACTGTGGATCTGGAGGGAATGTGCGGCGAGATAGCGTTCTGTAAGCTATTCAATGTGTATCCCGATTTGGATACGAATCGCGAGCCTCCGCATCCGCTCTACGACGCGGTTATCCCGCCTCCGCCGGGATTCCGCATCGATGTCAAAACGACCAAGTACGACAACGGCAAGCTACTGGTCGATGCGCGCAAAGGTAGGAAGACTGACGGCGTGGATTTCTACGCTCTAATGACCGGAAGTTTCCCTGGTCCGTACACATTCAGAGGCTTCATCGCCAGAGAGCATATCATCCAGCCTCATAAACTTGGCCTACTGTGCGGGTACAAGAGCTACATGGCGGAGCAGTCGGAACTCACGGATGAGATTCCTAATGCTCCACTATTCTGATTGACATTACGGCCATTCGTATGCGTCAGTCCGCTCATCGACCTTAAGAGCGGCGTTCGCTTGGTCAACGAACGCACCCTGTCTAAGCGGCAATGACGCTCCGCATCGGTAAGGAGGTAGGTCAATCAACCATCGTGTGATGGGGGAGGATGACCTACCGATAGTAAACGTCGGTTTAACGAATCTTTAATCTCATGTCTTGTCCCAATGTCTTTAACGCCTTTGCCGTTGCGACTGAGTCGCTCGCGCAGGACGTCTATAAACGCGCCTCGTACCGTTCGATGTGGCTCAACCTCATTGAGCGCGGCGAGTATCCTCAGGGTACGGGTCTGACCCAGACCTCGTTCACCACCACCTCCATTGAGCCGACTGCGGCTGAGGAATGGTCTGCCATCACCCTCGCGTCCGGCAACCCCGGCGATAACGGTGGTGCTTGCGATGTCACCTACAATGACGTTCCGGTCGGCTACAACGCTGTCACCTGGGGTCCTGAGCGTTTCGCCCTCAAAGGTCCGCTCCTGTGTAAGGACGATCTGACCTTCGACCATCGCGTCGAGGCGTTCCTGCGTGTATACTTGGAGAAGTTGTCCATTCGCGCTCAGCGTTCGTGGGAGACTCGTTACCAGAATATGTTCGCCAAGTACGCCATCAAGGCGGTGGCCGACTCGTCCTTCACTCAGGTGGAGACGATTCCGAGCGGTGTGAACGAGTTGCCCTGGATTCAGACTGGTTCGGTTGGTCAGGCTTTGAATCAAGCTACGTCTGAGTTGACTCAGGAGATGTTGGATGTTGCTGCTGCTACGTTGATCCGCAATGGCGCGACGAATCCCGATAGCTCTGGCTTCATCAGCTTTTCCAGCGATGGTCCGGTGTTCCCGCTCTACATCGGCATGGAGGCTTCCCAGCGTATCGCTCAGAACAATGCCGCGCTGCGCGAGGATCTGCGCTTCGCCGATATGGGTTCTGGTCCGGGTGCTGAGCTGCTCAAGCGGATTGGCGCGAATCGGGTCATCAAGAACTTCCGCCATATCCCGAATCTGTTCCCGCCCCGCTTCAGCTACGCTGGCGGCAAGTACACGCTCATCCAGCCCTTCACCAGCTCGTCTGGCACTAAGGGTACTGTGTTCAGTGTCAATCCGAGCTGGACGACCGCGTTGTATGAGGGTGCGTTCGTGCCGACTCCGTACGTCATCAAGAGCCATATCGTTCGCCCGGTGAACCGTGTTGGCGACTTGAGCTGGCAGCCGACCAACTACATGGGTGAGTGGCAGTGGGTGACTGGTGCCTACAAGCTCGATGTGGATTGCGCCGATCCTCTGGAGAAGAAGGGTCAGCACTACGCTGAGTTCGTTCATGCCGTGGAGCCAGTGTTCACGAACCAAGGAATGACCATTATCTTCCGGCGTTGCACAGGCGCGCTCACCCAGATCATTTGTAGCTGAAAAGCCCAGCAAATACGCAAGAATCCGCAGGTCGAAAGGCTTGCGGATTTTTTGTTGCCATGTTCAGTTGATGCGTCTATTTTCACATCGCATGGAACAAGATGAACCAAAACGTGGCGACGTACGCGAATCAGATGGAATGGTCTGCTGGGGATACACATGGAAAGATCCGCAGGGAAACAAGCGGTATCAGTGGTTAACGTCCGAGCGTTTTGCTGAGAAGATGGCTGCTGATAAGGAGAGGTTGGCCAAGTACATGGCCGACAACGCTGAGAAAATCCGCGTGAAACAGGCTGAGAAGTATCTCAAGAATGCGGAGTATTACAAATCGAAGGCCCGAGAAAACCACGTTGCCAACAAGGACAGGGATAACAAGAGAAACTCTGAGTATCAGCGCAAAAACGCCGAGCATCTGAAGAAACAAAAGAACGAGTACCGCGCCGCGAATCGCGAGAAAACAAGAGCGTGGGCCAGAAAGTACGGCAAAGTTCATCGCGCAAAGTTGACGGAGAAACTCCGCAAGAAGCGTCGCTCAGATCCGATATTCCGACTCAAGGATGCGATTCGCGGTTCAATCCGTGCTTATCTTGGAAGCAAGAAGACTCGTCGCGGATCTACTTTCGAGATTGTCGGCTGCACTCCCGACTTCCTGCGCGAGCATTTGGAGAGGCAGTTTAAACCTGGAATGACTTGGGATAATTACAGCTCGCACTGGCATGTTGATCATCGCATACCGTTGGCCAGCGGTCGTACTTCTGATGAGGTAAAAGGCTTGAGTCATTGGACCAATCTCCAGCCGTTGGAAGCGTTGGAGAACCTCATTAAGAGCGACAAGGTTCCGCAGTCGGTAATGCCTTGACATCGCACCCCATAATCTGATGCTCCCCGTATGCCGAGTTTTACTCTCCCCGAAGGCGTTGAGATTCCCGAGAATTTGAAGGAAGGCGAAGCGTTCCAGACGATGGCGACGATTGTCCTCGGCAAGAACGGTAAAGCTGAGTTCATCGAGATTGATGGCATGGCCATCCCCGGCTACGAGAAGAAGTCGAAGGGCAAGAAGATGGCTGAGCGTGGCTATGAGGAGGAGGAGGAGGGCGAGGAGATGGAATCCGAGGGTGGTGGCGGCGGCTTCATTGCTGAGGTGATGCAGCGTGGTCGTGGCGGTCCGATGGCCTAAGGTTCAACCCATAGAAAAACGATATGCCAAGTATCACATGCGATGAGGCGGAGACGCTGATCAATGAGGCGGCATCGCTTGGATGTCGTTCTCCGTGGGAGATTGAGTTGGCCAAGCTCGCGCTGGAGAATCGTATTGCGACGTATCTTCAGGGTGGCGGAGCGACTCGCGGCGCATACCGGACCGTTACGACGACCGGCAATGTGGTGAGCGGCGATTACTTCTTGATCTGCAATGCCGCTGGCGGCGCGATTACGTTGACGCTTCCTCCGGCTGCGCTTGTTCCTGGCCGCATCTATGTGTTCAAGCGCATCAATAGCGGCGCGAACACGGTGACGGTTGATGCCTATGCGTCTGAGACGATTGATGGCGCGCTGACTCATGTGCTGTCCCCGCAGTGGAATTCGATTACCATCATTTCGGACGGGACAGCTTGGTACATCACTTCGCATCCGTTCTAAAATCTCATGGCAAACATCTCCTGTAGCGAAGCGGCGGCATTGATTGCGGAGGCGTATGGCGCGTCTTGCAAGAGTAACCGCGAGAAGAACCTGCTGGAGATTGGCCTACTCTGGGAGGCGGCGACGCTTGGCGGTAATGCGGATATCACGGCGGATAACACGGTGATTACTGCGGACAGTACGATCATCACGGCGGACATGACCGAATTTCTGTAATCCTCAAACCTTTTAATAGATATGGCAAAACAGACTATCAACATCGGCGCATCGCCGAACGACGGGACGGGAACGCCGCTGCGTACGGCGTTCGATTACACGAACCAGAATTTCACGGAGCTGTACACCGCGACAGGTCCGAGCGGCAATAACATCGTCGTACCAGGCTCCGCCACCATCACCGGCGCTCTGACGGCTGGTGGTAACAGCGTAATTGGAACTGGCTCGACTCAAAATGCCGCAGCTAATCGCGGTAATCTGACGATTGGTGGAACCGTAAGTGCCATTCTCAATCTGTCGATTGGAAGTGGTGATACGGGCTATCTTCTTCACGACGGAACCAGTATCTCATTTTTCAATCGCGTTGCTGGTGGCAGTCTAATTTTTGGGGCCAATTCGACCGAGCAAATGCGCCTGAACTCCACGGGGCTGGGCGTGGGGGGAACTCCAATCACCAAGTTCTTTGTTCAAGATGCAACGCTTACTGGTTCTAGCCAGATTCGCGAGCAGGTTATTCGCGCCGCTTCAGACAACACAAACAACAGCTTTAATTCGCTTGTTGGATTCACTTTTTCCGCAGCTTCTGCGGCATACTCAGCCGGAAGTCTTGTAAGGTCGTCCGGTGTTTACGGAATCAATCTCGACAATACTGCGTTTGGACGCGTCATGGGATTGTCGTTCTACACTTGCGCTCAGGATGCTGCTGCTACTGAGAAGATGCGAATCGACTCCTCCGGCAACGTCGGCGTGGGGGTTACGCCGAGTGCGTGGGGTGCGGCTTTTAAGGCGATTGAATTTGGAACAATCGGGTCAATCTCATCCACTGGTGTTGCAACTAGGTTTAGCGGAAACTCATACAACAACGGAACAAATTTCATCTACAAATCAAGTTCTGTCGCTGCTTGTTTGTATGAAATGAATTCCGGTGAGCATCGATTTAGCGTTGCCCCCAGCGGCACCGCTGGCAACGCCATCACCTTCACCCAAGCGATGACGCTCGACGCGAGCGGGAATCTGTTGGTGGGGACGACGAGTGCTGGCGGCAACCGACTCAATGTTCAGACCGCTTCCGGTGATTGTACCACGCTGATCAAGTCTCAAGCTGCCAACGTAAATTCGGCAATCGACTACGTTTCCAGCTACGGAAATCACACCATCCGAAAGAGCGGAACCGCTGTTTGGGATTTCGGAGTCATCAATGACTCGTCTGCAACTCCTGCGTTTAAGATTTCAAACGCTTCCGCAGTTGGCGTTCAGCTTGTCTCAGGTGCCACCGCTTGGACCACGCTGTCCGATGAGACGGTGAAGGATATCATCGAGCCGATTGGAAACGCCGTCGCTAAGGTTGGTTCGCTTCGTTCTGTCATCGGTAAGTTCAAGACCGACAGCGAAGGCACTCGCCGCTCGTTCCTGATTGCTCAGGATG